TTGTCGCAGTGGCTGTGAAATTGAACCAGATGCGCCACCATCCATTCAGAAGTTGACGAACTGCAACAGCCGATTGCGTACCCGTAAGCGATGATCCAATCGTACCTGTAGAAGGTTGGAAATTGAATCCTGAGTTTCCACCGAAAGTAAACTGTATCCATTGACCGCTGAAGCTCGAGAAGCCACTCGGTATTGTCTGCGCAAACGTCGTAGCTCCGAAATTGGCAGTGAATTGTCCTGCAGGAGCTCCATTATCTACGAATGTGTAGGCTGGGAATACGGTGCCGGTGATTGCGCTGATGTCGATGCCACCAGTCCCTGTTGCAGGATCTTGCCCTCCTGCATTATTCCACAGACCATTGTTTTTCCGGAACCACATCTTCTTAGCATCATAATCGACGGCAAAGCACAGGACATCGCCAACGGTGTAGGACTGAACCGTTGTGACAACAGAACCGTTGAAATAGACATTCGAGCTATTCCACCAACCGATACCCGTGCCCCCAGCACTGCCCAGGAATCCACCGTCAGCTACGCTCTGTGATGCATTACAGACACCGACTGCAATAGTCTCGCCGGTCGAATGAACATTGTTGACTGTTACTTCCCAATAGCGTTTCTGCCCGGTGGCGACTCCGATAGCGACTGTCCCGAAGCCGGTCTCAGCAATACCTTGAGCGCTCGACGTTGCTGTCAAACTATTGTTTGAGAGAACCACACGAGCGTTCTTAGAAGTTGACGACCATGTGGTTGGGATTTCCTTGGCGAAACACGAACAGCCACGAACGTCTCCAGAGGTATAGCTGAAGGACGTAACGGAACCGATCTGGTGAAGAGCCGTTGTGGCACTCACCACCATTGTCATCGCAGTGGTGGTGCCGTCCGGGGCCACAGCATCGTTGTTGGTAAGAGTCACGGCTGCAGGTGTCCAGCCCGAGGAGTCCTGAGAATGCAGAGCCGTATTGGTGCTCTGCATTTCGTCAGTGTATCCAAGAGGCGCGAGCGTGATAGGGTCATACTCAAACCGGGCGACATTAACACCGGCGGTCGCAACAAGACCTGACGAATTGATATAGGTTGCGGTTGAACCTCTCGTAAAGGTGGATCCCGAGGGGAGCACACCGCTCTTGAAATCATAGGACCAATTGGGAGCAGTCCCCAATCCTCCGTTCAGCATCTGTTCGGCAAAAGGATAGATGTACATCAGACCTTCCTTTCACGCCGCTCTGCAATTCGGGCATTGCGTTCGTCCTTCTGGCGTCGCAGGCTTTCGGCCGCTTCGCTCAGCAGGATGATTGCGTCGTTGGCGGAATCGGCCGCCGACCACGGATGCTGTTTCTTCACAGGCTCGAGAGGCTGACCATCGACATCCAGCCCCGGTTCAGTGAAGTTTTTCAACTTATTCATATTGAGCGCAAGTGGATTGCCGAACAGCTCTCGCATCTCGTTGATGTTGTCCTGCACCCACTTCGCCACGATCACGAGATTGTCGTTGTCCAGCTTCGGCAGGAAGACTTGGAACATCGCGATCAGAGCCTTGAGCTTCGTCTCGGCAATCAGGATACGATCGGACTCGGGCTCCTGCAGCAGTTCCGGCCAAGTTGCCGAGAAGCTGTCCTTGAATTTCATAAAGGCAACGTCGTAGTCCAGAGAGCCAAAGTCCTTCGGATACCTTGCTTGGATATCCTTGTACCACTCGGGGTTCCATGCACGACGCATGACGATCGGATCGAGGAAGTCGTAGAGCGGCTGCATCGCCTCTCGCTCTGAATTGATGTAGCGCGCCTGCTCCTTCGCATCCTCGGTGCCGTCTGCGAAGCCCTGCGCAAAGGACTCGTCCGTTAGCATCTGGGCAGGCATCGGAGCGCCAGCCGCGATGTCCTCGACTATGTTCTTGCGCGCGAGGCCAAACGGTTCTGAGATATTCTTGAGATCAATAGACTCGACTGCTTCTTCGGTGCCGATGCTGACCACGTTGCCGGTGCGCGCCATCTTGATCACACCACGCTTGACGTTGAACATCGCCAGCATAGTGTTCGTAATGACGGATCCGGCTTGCTTGAACTTCGCGATGATCGTACCCGCCTTCACTGCGATCATGTCGTTGGTGACCATGGTCTGGAGAAAGGACTTCAGTGGGTAGAGGCTGCGCTGGTACACCGAGCGGCCTGTGAAGCCATAGGCAGACGGGGTCCAGGAGATGTAGATCGGAAATTCGTTCATCACAACTCGAGCCTTGGACCTGTGGAAGGTCGAACCCGCAACTGTGATCTCAGTGGCATGCTGGAAGTCAAACGAGCGCGGATCCTGATCCAGCGTCAAGCTACCCGCCGTATTCAACGGATCATAGACCTGCAGACGCACAGCCTGTTTCCAGATCCGATCAATCATGATCGGCTTCTCGTTATCCTCTTCGGCAACTTGCAGAGCCATCGAGCAGATGCCATAGACCTTGCTCTGTACTCGGGTCGCGAAGATGGCGCGATTGCATCCGAGGTTGGTCCACTCCTTCCAGAATGCCTTCTGGCATTCCTCGCCGGGGCCATCCGGCACGATGATATTCCTATTCTGAGACATGGCAATGCGGACCGGCTTTTCCACCATCTTGGCGCCCAAGGGATGGAATTCGTAGATCAGTTTGCATGTCTGGTACGACGGGGATGTTCCGGGTTGGATATCCTCCGCCAACAAGATCTGACTGAATGCGGTACCGAGAGTTGAGAAGGTTCCCAGACCCGGTCCGTCTCCCACAGGAATTGGTGCGAGACTCATCGTAAGCTCCTATATAATTCCCAGGTATGGCGCGGTACAATACCGCTGCCCGGTGCGAGCCGGGCCAAGTGTACTCCAACCAAGCGGATAAAACAATGGACCCAGCTGGACAAGAAACTGCTTTAAGATATGAGGTAACAGACCGTGGCGTTCAAGTCCAAGACGGCAACAAATATCCGACCTACCGGATCGAGTTGTTAGATAGGGAGAGCAAGCCCAGCGATGTATGGAGTGAGTGCTGGCTTGTAGGGGAAAGGTGGGTGTGCTCTAACGAGCGCATCCAGTGCGATACGTTGATGGAAGCACTGTCAGTCGGGTTCCAAAGCCTGCTAGAGTATAGTGGGTTCGACGAGCTCTAGCTCCAAAGAAGGGCGGTTCGGGAGGACCGCCCTTTCCTTTGTCAAAGTATCTCAGTAATGGTCATACCGGAGAACATTGTTCCGCCACCCGTCGGCAGAGAAGCACCCCAGATACCATTGACAGCAAAGCTGGTCCCGCCGTTGCCTCCCATGCGCAACTTGAAGGTCGTAGCCGCTGCGGCGCTACTGGGAATTACAGCAGACAACGAAAGCTGAAACACGCTGGTACCTGTAGAACCGGCACAGGATCCTTCAGCGATTGCATTGGTCCCAGCATCGCGGAACAAGCCAACCGTAAAGGCGTCCCCAGCGCTTGGACTGTAGTTGATCAAGGCTTCGATGAGCAAATTCGACGAGGCGCTCTTGGGTGTGATGCTAGTACTGAAGATCTGCCCGCCTTGCGAAGTTGTCATAGGCGTCGTTTGACCTTGAGGAATAGCAGCAGCGCCGGTGACACTCTGAAAAGCACCGCTCTTCCCATTGACCATCTGAAGAACACCAGTAGGCGTTCCTCCAGCACCGTTGCCCATAGCCAACGTCACGCCATAGGCAGAAAAGAAACTACCTAGTGTGTTGATTGTTTGCCCACCACTCGCTATTGCCCAGAGCTCGAAATAATCCGTGCCATTGGCTTGGACAACAACGGAAAAATTGGGACTTGAAGTATAGCCAGCAGCAGCGGAAACTTCCCATGACTGTGCGTATTGAACTCCGTTCTTGTACAGATACAACGTAAGACCAGCAGTTGCGCCGGGAGAAATTTGCCCTTGTCCGCTGATCACATAGGTTCCTGCAGGGGGTATCCATCGGCTATTCACTGAATCCCAATAGTTACCGACATTCACAGTTGGCGTCAAGAAACTAGTGACCTTGGTGATCGATCCTGTTGCCCAGACTACTGCATTGTTGATAAATGCCTGGAATGCAGGGACGGCCAATGTCTGTCCAATTGCCGACAGCGGCACCCAGAGTGTCTGGGATGCCTTGTACTGGTAGGTCATGCCGTTGGCAGCCGAGAATAACTGGCCGTCACCCGGCGAGGCGGGGAAATCAATAGCGGCCATTAGATGGGTACCTCTCTGATGGTCATAGTGTTGGCGACTCCAATAAGAGTGCCGTAATTGGTTCCGTCATTTCGGAGCACATAGCATCCTGAATTTGCACCGAAGCGGACCGAGTAGGTGTGTGCGCCGGGAGACACAACAGCCCGATAGACTATCCGCAGAACCTGCAACCACTGAGAATTACAGGTTGCAATCCCCATCTGCACCGCGGAACCTCCATCGACAAAGACACCCGCATAAGTGTTGATCGCAACACCGCCAGCACCCATAAACAATGTGACGTCTACTTCAACAGCATTGTTTGGATTGTTTGCTGTGAAGGTGCGGGTAAAGACTTGAGTCCCTTGGGTGCTGGTCATGGGGGCGGCCACTGGATACGTGCCGCCATCCGATTGTGCCGTTGTGCTCCGATCGTAGGTAGACGGCGCAAGTCCGAGAGCCCCGACACCCGGAGTCGTCGGTACCCACTGACTCGTGTTGCCGTCATTGTAGTAGACGTAGAGCCCGCCACCTCCAGAAGAAGCATCAGTGTTGAACCAGAGTTCATTGGTAGTCGGCGAGACAGGAGGCGTCGTGCCTGCCGTGATCTGCACGGCAAGAGATACCGCCGTCTGCACGAAGGCGGTAGTTGCTCCGGTGTTGTCGTTGGTCCCATTCGGCTGTGTCTTGAATTGCGTGACAGCATCAGCCGTATTCGTCCGATTGCGGAATTTCGTCACGCCATCAGTCGCGAAGTCCAGCAACGTGCCGACATTTCCAGCCTGCGTGGTTGCCAGGACCTGCCCGTCTGCAGGAGACTGCATGAAGGCACGGCCAGCCCAAGTCAATCCGCTGCTTGCGCCCAGCGTCGCCGATCCTCCCAGAAACAGGTTGCGAGGCCGAGCACCAGTTGTTCCGATATCGAAGGTGTTGTCCGTTAGCGCAACATAATGACCCGCCGTAGTCCATTGCCATTGTGCCGTACCAGATCCGATATCCAAAGGATAGGCAGTCCCTGTTCCTTGCCAATTCGTGATGATTGAAGCGGCCGCGCGACCCGAGGAATATCCAGCAATCTCGAGTCTACGGAAGTTAGTGGAGTTCGTGTACGTTCCGTAGATGTTGGTCTGTTGCGCAGTCACACCATTGCGCTGGGCCATGATGCCTGCAGCATCTCGAGTCCAGAAAGTATCCATGGCAACGGTGACGTCTCCCGAAGGAGCGAAGCCGATGCTTCCCGTTGCCGCTGCTTCGAGAGTCGCCGGTGCCGTCCAGCCCAGAGAGACGCCGTTGACAATCTGCATCTGGCTGGTTGACGACAGGACGACATTCTTACCAGCGGCCATCGAGATGCCGTTGGTATCCCACGTCGAACCGTCAGGCATCGTGAGGGCACCTTGGAACGTCACCGGTCCAGTGACCGTGCCGCCCGACAGAGGCAGGTAGCCTCCGGCCACAGAAGGAGCCAGCTGGACCCAACCGCTTGGAGTCCCATCAGTATTCACCCACGGCATCCCACCAGCGCCATTCATCAATGCCAGCGTGCCGCGCGCCATGGTGATGTTCGGCGTGCCGCTCAGATAAGTGATTCCGAAATCTGCTGTGCTGCTGAAGAGCACTCCTAGATCTGCGGTGCCGGTCACCGGAATTGCCGTGCCGGGCTGCAAGGTCAAGAATCCACTGTCGTCAAGATCGAAGAGCGACGTGTAGCCATTGCTCATGATCTGCAGATGGCCGTTCAGTACACGGAACGTCTTCGACAGACTCGTGTTGCCGGTCATCTTGAGGTTGACGCCGTTGGCCCCTGATCCGGTCATCGCCAGATCGCCAACAGAACCGGCACCGGTCCCGCCGTTGATTAGAGCACCCGGCATCACCAGTCGGTTATTCACCGAATCCCAGAAGAATCCTGCGTTGCCAGTAATGACTCCTGTGCCTTCATAGAGCACATATCCGGGAACGACGCTGTTGTCCACGGCCTGCATGGCATCGCCGTTGACATAGATCCCTTGAGTATTCAGCGTTCCCGGTCCCTTGCTGCCGCCCGTAACCGTAGAAGGCAGCAGGACTCCACCGGCATCATACATCAAGTCATTCCCGTTGCTGTTCCACGGGCTAAGGGGACCCGGGCCGCTGCTCCAGAAATCTGCGAAGTTGTTTGAATCAGGCATTGGATCACCCTATTTTCATGTATAATTCAGTAACTTGCCCGGCTACACTGGCGCTGCCCGGTTAGGGTTTGTTCTATAAACCGTTTAGGGGACTGAAATGGTATCGACAGACAAAGCAGAGCTGCCGCGCTTGACGATGGGCGAACGGAGTATCGCTCCTCGGATAGTCGGTGGCAAGACCTACTGCACGCTGCATGGGATCGCCCATTCGGATAACGGGAAGGGCTGTCCGGTGTGCGAACGGCCAACGGAGCCGCGCCGGTATGTGAACATCATATTGCAGACCAGCGCGAAAGGAATCGGTGGCGTCATCAGCGACCACTTCGTTGGCACCTCCGCCGAAATTGCTGATCGGCGGCAGATGCTGAAGAACAAGCACGGCGTTCGATAGGAGATCGAATATGAGCACCATGCGCGTGAGCGAACTCTGGAACGTCTACAGCAAGGCCGTGGCATTGCAGGAGCAGATAAACAAGTATCGCGCAGACTGCGATTCCAAGAACGAGGATCTCGAAGAGGACGCAATCGCTCTCCTCGACGCTCTCAATTCGGTCGCTAATGAGATCAAGGCTACTGTCTGGCCGCATCTCGACAACGAATTGCGGAAAGACAGCCGGTAAACATCTGGGTAAACTAGGGCGGAGTCGATCGCAATGACTAAAGGGGGCGATCGGTCACACATACGCCCAAGACGGAGGCTACACTCTCCGTCTTTCTTTTATCAATTTAGAACGTGCTGCAGGGACCCTGACAGTCCCACCCCCGAAGGTTCCTGCAGTGAGGCTCGTTTTCCCCAAAGACGAGAGCCGGTGGCGATCCAACCTCAGCCGGGTGATCGCGCGACCGGTCTTTTTCTACCAGGAGGCAACGATGAAACATTGCATCTACTGTGGCGGCGGTAAGCCGGAACAATGTGATTACACCAAGTTCACCGGATGTTTCAAGGCTAGAAGAATGACAGGAGATCCGCACTACGGCCATGTCGGCACTATGTGGATCGAGACACCACGCTGGCTCCGATTTTGGTTTCGGTTTTCCAGAATATTTCGGAACCGGAGGTAGCCATGTTCTCCTGGAAATGGATGATTGTCACCTTCGCCGCCGGTGTTCTCATCGGCATGGTCCTTATCCGAATCTCGGATATGATGACCTATTATCTGGTAGAAGGGAATCTGTGATGCCTTTTCGGATGCTCCTACTCGGCATGGCGATTGGGATCTTCCTATCGCTTTGCGTTCTAAAGACGAACGTAAAGGGAAGGAGCACTGCCCCCTCCCCCTACGTC